TGCCCCCGGTGTCATGCCCCACGAATTGCCGAGGCATAACTGATGGCAGGCGGAGGAAAGAACACGGGAAGGCCGGGAGGAAGTGGGCACGCCTCCAACGCTGCGCTGCAAGATGACGAGGATTTGATGGCTCGGAGGGGCAAGCGATTTCGCACTTGGGCGGCTGAGAAGAGGAAAAGCAAGTCGAGGCGTTCAAGCCTCATTGACTACGTGAACAGCCCTTCTCCCCCAAGGAGAGGTTGAATTTGGCGAGCGCGACCATTCCGGCTGACAAGGTTTCACCGCCTAGCCCCGAACTATCGCGGGCGCTGGCATGGGAGAGGTTTATCAAGTTTTGCGAGGGTTTGCGTTTCGGCAGGATCGAGAAGTTGGAAATTCAGAATGGCTTGCCGATCATAGCCGAAAAGGTAACCGAGAAGTACAAGTTTAGCTAGATAGCTGGCTGACAGAAACACTGAGGCCGCTTTGGGAGAAATCCCGAAGTGGCCATTTTATTTTTCAGCAGGAGGCAAGACAACAATGGCGGAAGGAACCGGCGAAGGGACAAATACCGGAGCAGGGACCGGAACGAATACTCCACCCGCATGGACCGCGCAATTACCCGCCGACCTGAAGGGCAATGCGACCTTTACCTCATTCAACACGATTGGCGACCTCGCCAAATCGCATTTGGAGTTGGGGGAAAAGGTTAAAGAGCTTGATGGGATAAAGGCGAAACTCGCAGACTCGATACCGAAGCTGCCCGATAACGCGACCGACGAAGAAAAGAGCATCTACTTCAACGCGCTGGGCAGGCCGGAAAAATTTGAAGCCTACGAGTTCGACGGCGAGGACAAGAACGCACCGGAATGGACGAACCATTGGAAACAGCAATTCCATTCCCTGGGACTGACGAAGGCGCAGGCCAAGACCTTGAGCGCCGCTTGGAACTCCCAGATGCAGAAGATGGTGGACGCCCATAATGCCAGTGTCCAGAACGAAATGAAGGCCGCGGAAACCAAACTCCGCACCGAATTTGGAGAAAAGTACGACTCCAACGTGGAACTGGCCAAAAGGTTGTGGACCAAGTACGGGGAAGGTGAATTTGACAAGGCATTCTCGAATGGGAACTCGGCTTACCGGGCGACCACCATCCGAATGCTACTGAAATTCGCCGCTCTGACCGGGGAAGACCGTTCGCCGCAGGCGGGGCACACCGCGATGGGCGCGGCAAGAGGCGCCTTCATCACGTATGACAAGAGCCCGAAGCCGCCAAAAAGATAAGGGAGAACCGCCATGTCAACCGAAGTAACGCAGTTGGGGTACAACACATTCTACGATGTGATTCAGAACTACTCTTCCACCGACGCGGCGGCAAGGTTCGTTTTGCCGAAGCGCGTGCTTGACCGTATGACCCCGCTGGTCAAGATGCTTCCCATGAAGCCCTCGAATAACATCCTCTCCAACATCGCCGTCCGCACCGATTCTCTTCCGGTGGCGAGCACGCGGCGTTTCAATGAAGGCATCAAGTCCACGGCGGGAAAGAATTCCCCGATCAATGACCCCATCGCCTTGTTCGAGGACCGCAGCGAGGTTGATAAGGCTTTGTGGAAGATTCAAAACGAACCGAACACCTGGCGGGCCGATCAGGACATGAACCACATCGAGGGCCTGTTCCAGTTGATTGAGTCGCAACTCATCTACGGGAACATCGGAACCCTCCCCGGCTCCATCAATGGTTTCGCCACCCGGTTCAACAACCTCGAATCCTACCCGAACGGCGATTCGACGTGGGCTGTCAATGTGTGGAACGGAGGTTCCACGACTGCCGGCAGCGTTACCAGCGCATGGATGATTGAGTTTGGTGATGATTCGGTCTATGGGATTTACCCTTCCAATACTCCCGCTGGGTTGAGTTTGGAAGACCTCGGACAGTACACAAAGCAGCTCGGCAGCGGGACGACAGGATCTACGGGCGCAAATTATATGTACGAGGTTCTTGGCACACTACTGACTTGGTATGTCGGAATCCAGATTTCCGACGAGCGGTGCGTGCAGCGCATCGCCAACATCAACCCCGTGGCCCTGGGGGCCAACAACTTCGACGAGAACATTTTCATCCAAGCCAAAAACTGGCTGCCCCGCGCCGGTGAAGCCCCCGGAACAGTGATACTGGTCAACCGCGCGCTCAAGACCCAAATCGACATTCGCGCCGTTTCGCAAAAACTTAACACGTATTTCACGCCTCCCAGCGACAACAGCATGGACGTGTTTGGCAAGGCGGTCACGAAATTCCAGAACATCCCGATCTATGTGGCGGAAAAGATTCTGTCCACCGAAACGGTTTTGACATAAGGAGACGAACATGCCAGTATCAGACGCACTTGGTTGGTTGCACGGAACTCCCGCAACTCCGTCGAATGTTTTTACCAGCACTTCGACGGACTACTCCGATTACGAGCTTGACTTCGGCGCGACGGTGGCTGGAACTTCTTCGCCCTATCTGCCCGCTTTTCCGTCCCGGACAGAGGCGGCCTACACCTCCCCGCCCGAAGTTCCCGGCCCCGGAGGAATTCAAATGGGCGTGCATGTCGTCATCGGAGCGGCGATCGTTCCAGGCTCCTGTACCGCTGGGGTTGTCAACGTCCTTTCGGCGGCTACTTCCAGCGCCACCGCCATTATCGCCACCCGGACGCTGACGCTGGCCCAACTGGCGGTTGCGGGATCCCACTACTTCATTCCGATGAACATAGCGACGTTGCTGGAATTCCTGCGGCTCAATTTCATCGGCACCAATGCGGCGGTCACTTCCGGTACGGCGGTCGCGTGGTTTGGGCCGATCTGCGGCGGCGAACAGTAAAGGGAGTAGGATATGGCAGTCACAGCCGGCTACAAGGTTGACCAGCGGTTTGACTTCTTCGCGCTATCGAATGACACCCTCCCTACCACATGGGGAGGGAAGGCGATACCGACCGGCTCAAGCCTCTATCTAGCCGACACTTTCCAGCCGATGGTTTGGACGGGAGCGGCATGGGTAAACTCGGAGCAAGAGGTAGAGGAGAACCCGGTTTACAATCCCCTGCTCACCGCTCAGAACGACTTGGCGGTTCAGCAAATCCAGGTGCTTAATGAAATTCTGGCTTTTCAGAAAGCGATTCTTCTGGTGCTGGCCAATAGCAGTCCCGGAGCATCAGACAACTTAAATTCTGTGATTTCAACCTTGACTCAATAAGGAGCTACCATGTCTTTGCAAATTACGGGAACTGCTTCGGGTCTCCAGACTATCGCGCAGAAGTCGGGCGCACCCCAAGCGCTAGGAACCGATTGGCAGAATGCACTGCACATCACCGAGTTTCTCCCCCGCTATAGCCGCCTGAACGAACTGGGGGTTGTGTACCGAAGCGGCATGCAACTCACCAGCATCTCAAACGCGACTTTCGGCGTTGGCGATGCACTCTCGTCAACCATCGCGACCGCGGCGACCGCGACCCCCATTGCCGGAATCTGGAACCCCCCCAACAGCGGCGTCAATGCCCATGTGCTGAAGTTGAATCTGCAAGTCATCATCACTGCTTTGCAGAATACCGGGTGCAGCGGGTTTGTCTGGTGCGGTTATCCCGGCAACAATCTCATTACCGTAGCCAGCCAGTTGGCTCCGGTGAATTGCAAGACTTTCCAGCCGGTGGGCGGTCAATGCCGGGGCTTGTCGGGGCTTGCCATGACCGGACTCTCGAATCTCGGTGCATATCTCGGACCCTGCGGAGTCACCGGCGGAAACTCCATGAACCTTTCCGATCTGATGACCGCCGTAGGTTGGAGCACGACTCCTTCTCCCGGGTTTGAATTCCTGGATGGGGAACTGATCGTAGCTCCCGGCTCCGTGCTTGGCCTGTTCAACCTGACTACTCCGGTTGCTCATTCTGCGTCGGCATCCATGACTTGGGCCGAATTGCCCGCGTAAGGGGGACTCGTAATGAAGGTTCAAGCCAAATGCGTTAGCCGCGCCTGGGACAGCGTTAATTGCTTGTTGTATGACCCTGGCATGGGGCCGCTTCCCGATGGGAGTTACGAAATCGAGCATGACGGCCCTCTGGCGTCCCTCAAGACGGGAACGAGGTACGTCAAGTTCGATAAGGATGGTAAGCCGGTCGGAGACCCCATCGGCGGGAAATACGTTTTCGAGTTTGACCGGGCGGCGGCGGCCGCTACCGCCGCTACACCCGGGGCCGTATTCGTTCCTTCGGCGGAGGGGAAATATACTTGCAAAAGCTGTGGAAAAGTCTTTCCCAGTCTGAACGCTTTGGGCACGCACGCGCACGCGGACTGCCCCGGAAAGAAAGAGGAAACCGAAACACTCGAGCCTGAGACCGAAACAGAGGAAACCTCTGGTCCGGTGGACCGAAGGGGGAAAGGCCCGCTCACCTGTAAGGGTTGCGGCGAACAATTCCCGCATGTCAACGCACTGGTTAAGCACAAGGAAACTTGTCCAGGGAAGCCACCTGAAACTGTTGCTCCGCCAGCGAGCGAGGAAGTAGCGCAGGACACCCCTGCGTAGGGGGCTGCGTGAATTACTCTCAAGTCAGTATCTCGAATTTAGCTCTCGGCCGCATTGGCGCCCGCGGCCAAATCACCAGCATCAACGATTCTTCTCCCAACGCGGTTAAAGTCCTTACCGTCTGGGACGCGGTGTTTCAGGAGGTTCTGAGCGAAAGAGACTGGAAATTTGCCAAGATTCGCGCCCAACTTCAGCTTGCCGCTTCCTCGTCTTTCACCGGCTCCATATCAGGAAGCACCCTTACCGTCACTTCCGTCACCAGCGGCGCCGTCACCATCGGGCAGGTGTTGAGTGGCAACAATATCCTTGCCGGCACGGTCATCACGGCGGGTAGCGGAAGCAGTTTTACCGTCAGCCAATCGCAGAACATCTCGAGTGAAACGATGAATGGGGCCGTCCGCGGCCTCTACAGCTACAAGTACGCTTGGGCCATGCCCTCGGACTTTCTGCGCTTCGTGAGGCCGCACAAGCGCCCCCCCGACAAACGCTTTTACCGCTGGCTGTGGGGCCCGGAAGGGGGCGGGTGGTATCACCGCAATGACCCTCCGGTATGGCCTTCGGGCTTTGCCTACGTTGTCGAAACGCTGCCCATTGACGGCAACAAGTATCTGCTCACCGATTACGGCGGCTGGCAGTCTCCGCTCATGATTAACTATATCCGGCTCATTACCGATTACACCCAACTCATGCCGGGATTCGTGAACTGCCTTGCGTGGCGGCTCGCGGCGGAACTATCGGTGGGGATCACCGAGGACAAGCAGAAATTTCAGGGCGCGAACGAAATGTACCGCGATAGCCTCAACAGCGCCGAAGCCCAGAACGAGTGCATGGACTTCATGGAGGACGAGACGGGCTCCGAGTCGTGGGAGCGGGCGGGGCGCCAGATTGGGTCATGGTAAGCAATGCCGCAAAAAATCCCCACGTCGGTCAACGCTTTCAACGCTGGCGAGATCAGCGAACTCCTCTCCTCGCGCGAGGACATATCCAAGTACAAGTCTGCCTGCCGACAACTGGAGAATGCTTTTCCTTTAGTAGAGGGCGGCGCGAAAAAGATGCCGGGGACTTATTTCGGCGGCGGTACCGCGCTTGGCGGGTGCATGTTCACGGGGTCGATTTCGACCAACACTTTGACCGTTACCGCTGTCAATTACGGCGTTCTGCAAGTAGGGCAGACTATTGTTGGCGTGGGCGTGGCGGCGGGGACAACGATAACCGGGCTTGGTTCTGGAACGGGCGGTACGGGCACTTACACTGTCAATCCTTCTCAGACTGTCGGGAGTGGCCAGATGATGACGGTGAGCAATGGCCACAGCCGCTTGGTGCCTTTCCAATTTTCTACGTCACAGGGAGCCTTCCTCGAATTCTCCTCTGGCATCATTCGGATTTGGGAGGGCGGGGGATTGGTCGAAGGGTTCCCGGCATCCATTCTTGATTACAATCCCGCCACTTCCTATGTGAATGGCAACACGGTTCTGGTGGGGACTTTCCAGCAATTTACCTTTACCGCTGGGCGCTTTACTATCGCCGCGCCTTACGGTCAGAACAACGCCAGCACGGTTCCAATCACGGTTTCGGTGAACGGCTCGGACACGCTCGCTGTGTCGGTCACAGGAAGCACACCCAATCAGGGCATCAACATTGCTCTGGCGAATACGACCGCCGCGAATAATGCAGCCAGCCTGATTCAAGCGGCAATTCGCGCCCTCGGTTTCCTCAACGCACTGGTGAGCAACTACGTCAATTTGGCGGCATGGACGGTAACTCCCGATTCGGTTTATTACGCTACTCCCTCCATTACGGGGACTGCCTTTCAGGGTGTTTCTACGATGCTCACCGTCAATGCGCCCTACAACTGCCTTATTGCAAACCAGTACGACATTTATCCTTTACTGGCTTCGCATTTCACTGTCCACGGCAGGGTGTATTGGAGTTACGCCTATAATTCTCCTGATTGGGGAGCAAGTACCGTTACGCTCTCGCCCATAGAACTCAGCACGCCCTACGCAGAGGCGGACTTGTTTGCTCTCGATTGCAGCACGCAAAGTGCGGACGTGCTGTGGATTTTCCATCCCAATTATCCCCCGGCTTGCGTCGAGCGCCTGAGCGCAAATTCTTGGACGTACACCTTAAATCCTCCTGGGACTTCCGGTGGACTTGCCTACCGTGGAACGCTTGGCGTGGTATCGACGGGATACTCTGCCCTTGGTTGCTGCATCGTCGCGGTCACTCCGAGTGGCAGCACGGGCAGCACCGGCCCTTGCGTGATTACGGTTGTGCCGCCAACCCCAACCGTGGTTCCCTTCCAGAACGGGCAGCGCATTTACATCAATCTTTGTACCGGAACCGTGGAGTTGAACGAGGGGGAATTCATTGTCACCAGCATGAGCGGGCCGGACTCGAACGGCAATTACAGTTACACCCTCACCGACCCCGATACCGGGGTGAGCCCGAACAGCTACGCTT